AACAATTACTTGAGTAACTGCGTCAACAGCTCCACTTACAAACGCAACAGCATTCGCAAAACGTGAAACGGATAATGTTTGCCATACGTGATAGAAGTAATTCCAATATAAACCCTTTGGATTTCGGATAGTTTCAAGTTTTAATAAGTTGTCGTAAACCATAAACCATTCACGATCAATTAAAACGGCCTCTAATCCAGAAGATGCAAATCCGTCAATCACTGTAATGTGACCAAGGAAATTTGTTTTATCCATATTGAACGCTTTTGCTAAAACATCAACGTCTAATTCTGCTTCTAAATCTGCATCAATGATTAAATGTAAATCATCCATTTCAGTACGAGTACGAACAGCTAAAGAATTGAAATCACGTGTTCCAGTTGGAAGAGTCATTCTTCTAGCTGTTGCACGTAGTTTTTTAACAAACTCACGTGTAGCTGTTTCCGTTGTTGGTGCAACTACTGGAACGACTTTGAAAAGTCCTTTTGAATAGTAGTTGTCAACAAGTAATTTCATGTACTCGTATTCGTCAACTTCTGCACTGTTGTAAATCGCATTAATAATAGAAGAAAGGAACCCTTCGAAATTTCCCCAAGATGTAAAAGCCGTTTTTAATGACTCATCTTGAATCGTTTGTTCGTAGAAATCTTGTCTGTTTCTTTCGTGGAATAAAACTTTCACGTTTGGAAGTTCACGCTTGAACACTGTTTGTTCTGCGTCAATAGGGTCATACTTTTTCGCTTTTGTGATGTCTGTAAAGATTTCTTGAATTGTGCGTCCTTGTGGCATTTGTCCTTTTTTAAATTTCTTCAAAGGGTTTTCCAGTGAAACAGCACGCAACACAACAAGTCCAATTCTATCTACTAAAGAAGTAATGAACTCATTTTGAATCGTTTGGTTAATTAAAATACCTGCTCCAATTTGGGCTACGTTTTCGGCAGTTGCTAAAGGAACATAATTTTTGAACGTGTCACCAGCACTATTACGGATAGCATTCACAATATCATATGTTTCTGTAATCCCTAGGCTAGTACGAACGTCATTGATAGTAATACGCATGTGTTAAATGTCCTCCTTATTTCTCTAATGATTCTATTGTAATAGATTCGGAAAACGTAGCTTTTTCATGCTCTTCTTCCTTATCTTTATTACCAATGATGCCAGCTTGTCGAAAAAGTTTGCTGTTAGATACGATTAAATCATCATTATCTGTTTGAAGTTTTTGGTTTGACTCAGTTAGTTGATTGAAGTCAGTCAGAACTGTTCCATAGTCGGCACGTAGTTCTTGTAAGATTTCAGTACGTCTACTATGTTCTAATTCTGTATTTAATAGTTCGTTCAATAAGTTTTCATGGTTCTCTCGTTCCATAGGCATTGTGAGAACTTCACCTCACTTTTAATAAATTTTTGTTTTTGTCTTATAGATTGTGTTTTCCAGTCATTCCCCGTATGACTATATATAGTATAACATGGAAATGCGTGGTTGTGTCGAACTTTGTCGAAGAATGTCGAAAAATGTAGAACTTTTGTCGAATTTTGCTTGTTTTTTGTTAAATCTTTCATTATAATAAACCTTGTGACCTAGTAAAAGAGAATAATAGTCAAATATGCACCGATATTCATCTAATTTTGTGTTTCAGTAATTAAAAGAAAATTTGTTTCGAAAAATGTTGACTTTCTTGTTTCAATCATTTAGAATCAAAAGTGTAGTAAATGTAGTAAGTAAATTAAATAAAATATAGATAGATAAAAAGGAGAAATTTAAAATGAGAAAAACAATGACTAAAGAAGTAACGAAAACAGTGGTAAAAGTAACTGAGGTTAAAAGCGTAGACGGTCAACCAGTTGCAGAGCGTTTAGAAGATGTAACACTATTAGGAAATGTTTCATTAGAAAAAGCTCAACGTGTTATTGCTAAACAATTTGCAGGAAGAAACGTTACAGTATTTGATGTAGAAACAAATACACAAGTTTATGAATTACCTGTTGAAGAATTTATTGAAATCGCAACAGTAAAAGAGGATTCAAAAGAAGAGGAATAAGGGTACTAAGTTTTTATACTTTCATATATAGTTAAAACCAAAAAATTATAAAGGTGGAAATTAAAATGTCAAACGAAATCATGAATACAACTAACCAAGAAAATTATGAAGTAACAAAAACAGAAGATGGTAAATTTCAGCGTAAAGCAATCTATACAGCATTTTCAAGTGTTGAAGCTGTAACACGTGAGCAAAAAGTTGCATTGGTTAGCTTACTATCTGATGATTCAGAAGCACAACCATTAAAAGAACATATCGGTCATCAAATCGAAATTGCTGATGTTATCTTTCAACCATACGATAAAGTAAATGAAGATACTGGACAAATCGAATTCGGTGTTGTTACTTACCTAATCGACCAAGATGGAATCGCATTTGTAACATCATCAAAAAGTGTATACCACACATTAAAGAAATTCTTCGTTGTGTTCGGTGAACCTCACTACAATAAAGAGGAAGCGTTAATCGTTCAAGTGGTAACGAAAAAAGGTAGACAGTATCAATATGTTGACCTTAAATTAATTGGATAATAAAGAAATGAATACGCAACCTTGCACCGCTGAGGTTGCGTTTTTTCTTCTCAAGTAGGGTTAAGGAGTAAAAATATCATGCCAAAAATTAGACCCATTCGAATTACAAAAAAAGATAAAAAAGAGTTTCAGAGGTTATCGAAAAATGTAAAGTCGAAAGTTAACCGAACGAAAAAAAATTATGGAGTGGATTTAACGGGCGTTGTTGATACTCCAAAAAATATTGAATCGTTTCAAACACGTAAAGAATACAACGACTGGAAAAAGTCAGTTTCTTCTTTTACAAACAGGGCGAACTTAAATTATCAATTTGTTAAAAATCAACATGGTTTGGTTATGACAAAGAAAACGTTTCAAGATGCAATACGTAATGAGAAGTTAGGAAAGAAATACGCAGAGGAAAAGAAGAAGCAATTTAAGGACAGACCTTTATACAGTCAAGGTGAAAAACAACTTTTCAGCGTTTCACAATATCAATCAATGTTCAAACGTCCAGACATTTTAGGATATGAAAATCCTTTAGGTTTGAACTTTGAAAATATTGACCGTCCTAGCAGGTTAGAACGTAAACTCGAAAATCTGGAAAAGCGGGCGCAACCAGATTATTTTGATAAACGTATGGAGCAAATGAAAGAGAACTATATGAAAGCACTACATAAAACGTTCAACAGTGATGCTGATTTCTTAGTTCAGAAATTTGAAAATATTCCTGCTCAAGATTTTTATGAAATGTATTTGATGTTTGATGAAATGAATTTTGATTATCATTACACAGAAGATAAAGAAAGCCCAACCTCGGGAAGGTTAGGCATGATAAATAGTTACGTTGAACGATATCAAAATGGCGATATTGATATGAGTTTGAAAGGATTCTAAAGAGGTGTAAATCATGGGTAAAGAAAAACGTCAAAAATTTAGCTGTGACTTTGAAACAACAACAGATATTAATGATTGTCGTGTTTGGGCATACGGTTATATGGAAATTGGCAACCGTGATAATTTTAAGATAGGGAATAACCTTGACGAGTTTATGGAATGGGCGAAAGAGGTACAAGCAGACCTCTATTTCCATAACTTGAAATTTGACGGTGAATTCATCGTCAATTGGTTATTAAAGAACGGTTACACATTCGACAAAAAAGGTGGGGCGAACACCTTTAATGTTATTATCTCCAAAATGGGACAATGGTATATGATAGATATTTGTTATGGTTTCAAAGGTACAGGGAAACGGAAGCAAAAATTGCATACCGTTATATATGATAGTTTAAAGAAATTACCGTTTCCAGTCAAGAAGATCGCAGAAGATTTCAAACTGGAAATTAAAAAAGGTGACATTGATTATAAGGCTTTTCGTCCAGTTAATCATGTCATAACTGATGAAGAATTTGACTACATTAAAAATGACATAGAAATTATTGCAATTGCTCTGGAACAACAGTTTAGTCAAGGGTTAAAGAAAATGACCAATGGTTCTGATGCATTAGCAGGCTTTAAAGATATTATAGGGAAAAAGATTTTTGAGAAACATTTCCCTGTGTTTAATCATAAAATGAATAAAGAAATTCGTGATGCCTATCGTGGAGGTTTCACATGGTTAAATGATAAATTTGTTGAAAAAGACATCGGAACAGGTATTGTATTTGATGTAAATAGTCTATACCCTGCGCAGATGTATTACAGACCTTTACCATATGGTGCACCGCTACCCTTTAAAGGTGAATATAAACAAGATGACCTCTATCCACTTTATATACAACATATCCGCTGTGAATTTGAATTGAAGGAAGGTAAAATCCCAACAATTCAAATCAAACGAAATCTTGCATTTAAAGCGAATGAGTATTTAAAAGATAGTAAAGGCGAAGTCGTTGACCTTTATGTTTCAAACATAGACCTTGAATTAATGAAAGAACATTACTATCTTGATGACCTTGAATATTTAGGTGGTTGGAAGTTCAGACAGAAAACAGGTTTGTTTAATGAATACATTGATTATTGGACAGAAATAAAAGTTAATAATGATGGTGCTATCAAGTTACTAGCCAAACTTATGCTTAACTCTTTATATGGTAAATTTGCAACAAATCCAGACGTAACCGGAAAAGTACCCTATTTAAAAGGTGATGGAAGTTGTGGTTTTGCAGAAGGTGAACCAGAGTTGAAAGACCCTATTTATACTCCAATGGGAATTTTCATTACATCGTGGGCAAGATACACAACCATTACAACCGCACAAAAATGTTATGACAGAATCATTTATTGTGATACGGATAGTATCCATTTAACAGGTGGAGATATACCCGATGCAATTAAAGATGTTGTTCACCCTAAGAAATTAGGTATGTGGGCATATGAAGGAACATTTAAAAGAGCTAGATATCTGAGACAAAAAACCTACATACAAGAACTTTACGGAAAAACATTTGTCAATGATGAAGGAAAAGAAATCTTTACTGAATGTTCACCTTTAGAAGCAACTACAACGAAAATCAGTGTAAAGTGTGCAGGTATGCCAGATAACATAAAAAAGAATGTTAATTTTGATAACTTTTTTGTTGGGTTGACGTTGCCAGGCAAATTAATGCCACAACATGTTGACGGTGGAATTGTTTTAGTAGACACTACATTTTCGGTTAAATAAGGAGACGAGAAATCATGACTTTAAGTAAACAAATTATGGATGGTATGTATGGAGAAGATATGATGAATTTTGTAAATGGTAGTATGTCAAAGAATGAAATTTTAGAAATGCTCAATAAAGAATTGAGTGTATGTGAGAGTTATAATATTTTATCATTAAAAACAGGGTTGCAAATGGCTGTTCAATTAATTAATGCTTTACCGATTGAGTACAAGTCTATTGTTGTGAAGCCTATGATTATTAGAATGTTGGAAGAACATTTGACTCTTAATAAATCGTATCAATTGCACACTAGCTTTTTAGGACTGGAGCACGCTATTGGAATGATTAAAGTGTTTGGTGTTACAAGATGAGTAAGCAAGAAGCGAAACAGATAATCGAAACAGCTAATTTAATTAATGTTGATGAAGATAAGCAGCGTTATTTGGAATCATCCTTAATTGGTTTAAGAAGTGTAGATTTCTTTGAATATTTTTCACGTGACCATATGCGGATAATATCAAGAATCTTCAAACTACACAACAGAGCTAGACTTGATAAATGGGAGTTATGCGAAGAAATGGACAAATTAATTAATGACTTATGATGTATGGATTGTTTATACAAGTGGTAACGGATTAGAAACCGTTACCGCTTATGAAGTAGATAAAGAAGAAGCTGAACGAATTTATGGTAGTATCTGTGGAGATATTTTAAGTTTTGAAATGTGTTCATCTGACTTGTTGGGAGTGAAGATACATGCTAAACGTGTTTGAAGTTCATCTGACTTTTGCAAATAGTAAAGGTGTAAAGTATACTGATATTGTTAATTGCAGTGATAAAGTTGAGTTAGCTAGAACGTTAATGACATTTAAACCAAAAAGAGGATATAAACTAATTAGTTTTGTGGGAGAGGAACGACCCATATTATTTTAAGATAAGGAAGTAATAGTGTGAAATATTTTTTGAGAGTAAAAGAAATTACGTGTGATGTTAGAAAAGATGAAGTAAACGAGATCTTGCGAATATTGGATGAAATGAAATTTAGTGAGAGTGAAAAAGATGCTGTTCATGCTGTTAGGATGTTGTTGGAGAGTAGATTGAGATTAGCTGATTTAGAAATGCAAAGTGCGAAGGAGAGTGTATGGGAATGATAATGAATAGAGACAGAGTTGAAAGGTTAATCGATTATTTGCAAGATGCTATTCATGATATCGAAATGATTGAGAAATTAGAAGAAAGTTTAGAAATTAAAAATAGTCTTGAAGATAACATGATTAGAACTGAATTAAAAATACAATACAATAAAAAGTTAGAAGAATTAGCGAAATATTTTATTCAAGATTAATTTTGCGCTATTGAATTGGTTAAAACTATATGTTATACTATTTAATGTGAGATATAGCAATTCCTATAATGTATGGTTGCTTGGATTTAATCCACATTGAATTGTGCCAACGCCTATGGAAAATGATACTTTCTTGCATTAAAATTGTCTATAGTTTCACACCTTTTTTGTTCCCGAATTAAAGCGCTAAAACGTGTATACA